ACCCCCCTACCCGACTCCGATCCCGCCGACAAGCCGCAGGACGGGCTGGAGAACAATCCGGGCAAGGACGCCAGACTGTTCTCGGACAAGCATCCGTATGTAGTCAACGCCCATCCGGGAGCTGGGGAAGCGGTGGAAAAACTCATGGAAGAAATTGAAGACAAGGAACGGATGAGAAGGCAACGTGCGGAAATTAAGGAACAAGCAAGGTTCTTAACATCCCGGACGCTTCATAACAATGATTTTGGAAAGGATATCGTTGTCAGCATGGCAAGTATCAAGGAGTGGCTTAACCAGCCCCATAAATGGATTACGGAGAAAAACGCCTTGCTGCCGGTAATTGAAAATGTCATCGCGGAATCAAATTATATAGGATACGGGCCGGACAAACATGACCCGGACATTACAATGCACCTGTTCGAAATCACCATACACGGGGAGAAGAGCTGGGTTATCGTAAGAGAGCTGATCGATGGAAGTGTCAAATTGCACAGTGTGTCTGACAGCGATAACATTTTAAAATATTTATCCAACAAAAAAGGATAACCTGAAAGCAGCATCCTTGGAACTGCAATCCAAGGCCACGCTTTTTAAGCTATCCCTTCTGTGGCAAAAATACAAATTAATCTGCAATGTACAAACCTATGACATCATTTTTGTTCCTTGGAAAAAAGTTCCGTCATGCAGGCTTCATCAGGAAAGTGGATGGAAAGCTGGCGTTTGTCCCCTTGGCCGCGCAACTCGGTACGGCGGTCCTCAAACCGTGCCTGTATTTCCTTCATGACGAAAAGCCGGTGGTTCATGTACCACTGCCCTTTCCAGTTGCAGAAAGATTGGGGATAATTGCCTTTCAGACCATAGAAAGAGTGCATGGACTTTCCGAACGCCTTGCAGTATTCAGTACAACTTACCCACTGCTCGCCACCCAGACGGAACAGGCTACTGTCATTCACTATCAGTTCGCCCCGGGCTATACGGTCAAGGAAATCATCCACTTCCCATGCATATTCAGGACTGAGCCACTGGAAGAATCGTCTCGCCACTCGTGTATCTGTAGCCCATGTTCCTTGTTCGTATTCAGAGGTGTTTCCTTTACGAATAATAATAGGCTCAATTTGTGTTTCGAATATTTTCGATTCACTTTCTTGAGTGTTTCGAATATCTTCACCACACTTCATTCTCTTTCTTGCTACTTCGAGATACTCTTGTGCCGATTTGGTCTTCAACCAGTCGTCAGGTTTCTTACCGAATTGCTGTGCGATACGTGTAAGGTTAATCCAGCATTTGTCACCGTGACGCTCAAAGATCAGGTCTTTGCCGTCCACTCTTGCGAGTTCAATCAAATTCTTTTCGACAGTCATACTTCCAAAAGAATTGCGATAAAAGAAAAAGCCCCCGTAGGTGTGACTGTCACTACATACGATGGGGGTAGGGAGTCGCCGGTCCTTTCGTTCCGGCCACCATAGGGGCCATTCTTTGTATCTTGTTCAAAATAAAACTCGGAATCTTTATTTTGCCCGAAAATGATATGGGTAACAGTCGCCAATAAAAGTACTGGCAATTATTCAAACTACCAAATTATGGATATAAAAGATTTTTCAGCCTTGCTCAAGGCCAAGCAAAAGGAACTGGACACGCTCATGCGACGCGAGCTGCCCGTCAAGGTGGGACGCATGGCCAAAGACCATTACCAGGACAACTTCCGCAAGGGAGGCTTTGTCAATGGCGGCCTGCGGCGCTGGCCGGTGACAAAACGCCAGCGGTCCGGCTCCAAGTCTGCGGCGGCAGGTTACGGCCCGCTGCTCTCACGGCGCAACCATCTGTTCTCATCCGTCAAATATACGCCGGGAGACTACCGCGTCAGGGTGGCCAACGACGTGAAATACGCCCCGCCGCATAACTGGGGAGGCGAGACGCGTCCGACCGTGACACCCCGGATGCGGAAGTTCGCGTGGGCGATGTATTACAAGGCGGCAGGCATACGAAAAAAGGCCGCTAAGGGGAAAAGAAAGGGGAAAACAAGGCAAAGGGAACTGCCGCCGGAAGCCGGTATGTGGAAAGGGCTCGCCCTTACCCGGAAGAAAAAGCTGAAGGTAAAAATCCCCCAACGCCAGTTTATCGGTGAAAGCACGGAATTGAACAAACAAATCAGGCAAACCGTCGAAACGGAAATAAGGAACATTTTAAAATAAACAACATGGAGGAACTGTACATCGCAATCCTGAAAAGGATAGAAAATGAAATGCCGGAAATAGCCTACATCGACGAGGACTACGGCCAACTGGAAGGAATGGATTCGGAAAACGAGGATTTTTATCCGGTGACGTTTCCATGCGTACTGGTGGGAAATACCGAGGCGGACTGGAAAGACATCGGAATGGGGACGCAGGCGGGGGAAATAACATTGACCGTCCGGCTGGGCATCGACTGTTACCACGATACCCACATCGGAAGCGGAACGACCGAGCGTATCAAGGAGCGCATGGAAATGGCCGGGAAACTATACCGGACACTGCAAAACTTCCAGTTCTGCCGGAACATGGACGAACTGGTCAGAGTCAAAAGCCGGGATTATACCCTGCCCGGAAACATCAAGGTGTATGAATTTGTGTTCTCGTTCAGCTATCGCGATGAATCCGCGCTATTGGATAGCCGGCATCGTCCGTGAACAGGGAAAGCTGCTTGAAGGTTAAACGGGGCGCACGGACTTTGGGGACCGGGTGGATATCCGGATCGACCTTGCTGCGTTCACGGATAATGGCCATGATGCGCTCCTCCGACAAAAAGAACTCCTCGGAAAGGATCTTCAGGGCACGGTCGAAGCGGACGCTCTGCGCCTCCGTCCAATAATAGTAGCGGCGGCACAGGGCTTCATCCCGTTTTCTGATCAGCTGTTTATCTCGTCCTTTGGCCATAGAATCAATGTATTTAATACAAAAGTACAGCTTTATACCGTATTTCAAGGCGGCATCGGCCTTTAAGTTTGTTTGGAACAGACGGTTTTTAAGTTTGTTTAAATCAATCACCCCAAAAAACAAGCGGCGGGACAGCTTTTTGTACTTCCCGCCGCTTGATAATTATTATCCGGTTATTTCATCGATTCCAGCCGTTGCAATCGTTTCAAGTGGTAAACCACCGCCTCGAAAAACTCAAGGCTTCTCTTACTTTGCCGCTTTTTGACTCTGCTTCTCAATCTTGGGATTTGTTCCTTGATAAATTCCGCCATTCCTTCAGCATCTTTGACGCATTGTGCCACACTGGGAACCAGTCCTAAATCTTTCATGTTCATAATTCAATCCTCTATTATATCGTTGCTTTGCAATAAACGTTTCATGCTCCTGTCCCTTTCCGCTTTGCTGGGGTAATAATCGCCGTATCTTTTCCAGCTATGCGGATTGGCTTCACTTTTGAATTTTATGCATGGAGAAGGATAATCCATCCGGCGAAGTATGGTATAACCAGCCTTGCATAATTTGGCTTGATCTGTCGCATTCATATTCAACAGATATTAAAGCCTTCCGACTGTTCACAGAAATCTGCCAGCATTTCTATCTTATGTAAGAACTCTTCAGCCGGTGGTTCCGCTTTTTCCCCTAACATGGATTTGATCTTGATTTGTGCCTGTTCCGACAGCTGGTCCCATTCTTCCTTCAACCCCCTTTTTACAGAGACATACCCCCTAAAGAGCCTCGCCATGATACAGGCTTCTTCTTTTGTGACCTCAAATCCGTCATTGCTTACCGGACTGCCATCTTTCCGGGAACCGTCATAAATATATTTTCCCGGAGAAAATGTGTGGTCCCCATAGCCGAACAGGTAGCAAGCACCGGTTTCGTTCAGTATGACGGGCCATGTAAATATCATTCCGCTTTTACAATCGACCCCCTTTTTCTTTGGTATTAAATCATAACCCATAATTATTCTGTTTCCTCCTGTTTTTGTAGTGTTAAACCCAAAGCGGCCATTGCCATTCCCAATTCCATTTCCTTTTTTTGTTCTCCCGCAAGTTCCGTGGGGAAAAGAATTGGTTCTGCAACCATTTTCTGCCAGACTTCATCCGACAGGTTTATATTAGCTAAAAAACACGCTGTCTGAACTACGTTCTTATCCAATTCCATTACTATTCTTACTTTTTCTTCCATGACTGATTATTTTTAATCGTTTTCTGGCACGTAAGCCGATACATAAGTTGTTACCTCACACGATACGATCACACGCCCGGAACCTTTACACTGCGGGCAGGTCGCACCCTCTTTCGTCCCCTTGCCCTCGCAGACCTTGCAGACCACGATATGCGGTGGGATCGTCTTTTCACGTTTGGGAGCCGGGGATTCCGTCTTGGCGGGTTCCGCCGGTTTTCTTCTGAATTTGTTTAAAATGTTGCTCATATTCATTTCGATTATCTGTTCTTACCTGTTTCATCCGGCTGCCAGGCGATAGTTACGACCGCCTTCAGACGTTTATTCCCTTTACACACGGGGCAATCCTGTTTGATGCGCTCCCCGTAATCATCCACTCCCCAGAACCAGCCGTTGCCGTGGCAATAACTACAGGGGAAGCCGCCGAACTCGACCCGTTCGACAGGACACTCTTTCGGGAAGAGCGGCGGCTGGATCAATAGCGCGTGTTGTTGCTTGCTCATGCCTCCGTCATTCCTAATGGTATCGCTATCCATGCCCCGTTGTCGTTCTTGACCTCGGCCCGGATGAACTGTTTGCTGATGGCCGGCTGGTAGGCCTCCTCGATGATCTGCACGCCTTCCATGAAACGCTCGTCTTCCGATTCCTCGGCTATCTTGCGAAGCTGGACGATACGGCTTGCCTTCAGCGTTCCTTGCGCGTTACGGGCCAACAGGCGGAGTACCATTTTTACGAGTGCCTTCGTTTTCTTGTTGTCGGCAAGCCCCTCGATATACTCCTTCACGATGGCGATACCGTCCTCCACCGTGTCGCGGTAGCCGTCGGTCTCATAATACCCTACGGTGATACGCTTGTCACCCGCGGAATTGGTAAAGGTGTCTGTACGTTGGCCGTCTTTTTTCAACTTCAATACTTCCGCCTTCATATTGATGACGCTGCGAAAGTCGTTCAATATCGCCAATTTCGTTTCCTTGATCCCCTGGCTGAGGTCATGGAGCAATGGGATCGCCCCCTCGATGGTTTCGTCCACCAATTCCTTATAGGCCTCGCGATCACGTTTGGCCTGTTCCTTGGCTTTCCTCGCGGCCTGTTCTTCTTTGAACGCCTCAAACTGTTTCAGTTCTTCGTCCGTCATTTCAACGGCTTTTCTTTCTTCTGTCATAGCTTTAATTAATTTAGTTGTGAATAATCCGTGTTCTTTTCCCTCTCTTTCCTTTGGATGATCCGGAGTTTGATGGCCACCGTATCCAGTTCCCCGGTCGTCAGCCGGGCGAACTTCTTGCCCGCGATCCGGGGATTCTGGCAGTAGGCGTCCACCCGGTTCCAGTCGGTCGTGTCAATGCCCTGCTTTTGCATCAACTTCAGCACCGTGGAGCGTTTCTGCCGCAGCTGCTCACGGTAGATTTCCCGCGCCTTGTAATTCTCATCCATACGCTGCATGTCCTCGCACATGGCGTCGTACTCGTTAACGGTCATTTCCCGGAGCGATTCGGTGCGTCCTCCGGTGTATTGGCTGACCAGCGAGGCTTTCAACTCGTCCTTATCCTCCGTGGGCAGACGGTTCAAGAGGATATAAAAACGTGCGTAGTTCCTGCTCATTCGAAATCCTCCTCTTTAAATCCGTACTCGGTCATCAGTGCCGTATGCGATAAATCCGACAGGCGGTCTGATACCTCACTGTAAATGAATGATTGGTCGCCGGGGGAAAAGGCCGTTGCTCTTTCCACCGCGTCGTTTACGATTGCTTCTATCACTTCATCCATAATTTCATGATTTACGATTTTTACTTCATTGAATACTGGGCGGCACCTTCCTCCCAAATTATATAAGAATTGCCAGGCTGGGTGATAAACCTTCCTTTACACACGGCACGGAATCCTCGGATAAATATTTTCATGTCTGCGTCATAGGCAACTTTCTTCGCCGCACGTCCTTCCGGTTTTTCACCCTCGCAGTGACTGACAAATACCAGCAGCTTATTCCGATGTTTTTCTTTGAGCGTCTTGTAGGCAGCATAAGTCAATCCTGTATATTGAAAACTGTCTATTATCACCACATCCGGACTACGACGTTTCAAAAGACGTTCACTCAAGTCATCCATTGGTTCCCGGTCCAATATTTTGAACTTGTAATTCACTTCCTCCATGCGCTCCCGATTCAAAGTGTTCTGAAACGAAAGGCCGGTACTTTCTTCCAAGCTGTCATAGGCTACCGTACACCACTGGCAAAGGTATTTTGCCAATTGCATCACAAAGCTGCTTTTTCCATTACCGCTTTCACCCCAAATAATCCATACACCTGTACGATCGGGATGTCCGAAAGCGGCCTCCCATTTCCCCTCGAATGGAAAACTGGGAATGTTCATCTGTTGCACCTCTGTTGGGGAATAGGCCCGTTTCATGCTTCCCCCCCCTTTCTTAACTTTTCTATTTCGGTGTAAACCCGACGGAGACTTCCGCCGGTACGATTTACAATCTGCATGATATCGTTACGTTCCGGGGCGTTTACCTTGACCACCATAGCCGCCTGCGCCTTCAGAAATACTTCACGTTCTTTGCCATCGTCCGGTGTTACCTTACTAAACTTATCGCCGTAGCGCGAGAACATTTCCGTATAGCCGATCTTTTCGTTTTCGATGGAGCGAGTGATCTTTGCCCGAAGCCCGTCGGCACCCATCATGTACCAAGCACAACCGCGTTCAGTAGCATTCCACAGGGCTTTCAGTTCGAGAAAAGCGTCATATTGCAGGTCTCCGGCCTCGTCCAATATGATAAGCGGATGTTCCAACGTCCGGAGATAAAAACAAAGGTCATCGTACACGTCTGCATACCGGCCGTTGTTATTTACACCGAACTCTTTGGCGATAAAGCGGATCAGGCGTGATTTGTTCTTTACCTGAGAGCAATCCACATAGATAGCGTTGCGATGTGCTTTAACATAGGCGCGTGCCGTGAATGTCTTTCCGATATTGGCAAGGTCGCAAAGCAGGGCAGACACACCGCTTTCCTGGCAAGTGCGAAGCTGTTCTGTGATAAACAGGAAAGTCGGAGTTTCGGCGACTTTCCATTCGATTTCGTTCTGCAAAGAGACGTTCAACCGGCGAGCAAGGCAAATCCAGTTCGTATCGCTTACCTGTTTATCCGTTATTCCTTTTTTTAAAGAGTTATACACACTTGCTGAAATACCCAATGCGGCAGCGTGCTTGTTGTCACTCGGATAATTCTCACGATTGACACGAATAGCGGCCAATATACGGTCTTTTATTTCTTTCGTTACTTCCATGTTATAATGCTTTTTGAATTGTTTTATAATGCTGTTTAAACCGCATCTTGTCCGATACGGGTGTAATCTTTGCCTTTGAAATAATTTAAGTAGTCAATCTCCTCTGTTTTCGGTATCTTCACTGCCTTAACCGGTGCCGAGGCTATCTGTTTGACGGATTCCGATTTCAAGGTGCCGACGGGGGTAACGCCGTTGCGGACCATCATTTCATCAAAAGCGTGGATATATTTCATCTGTTTACCTAAAATTCGCTTATCTTCCTCAGTCTGTTCCACATCAGCAGTATTGAACCGCCCCATATCAACCAACGTGTCGATCTGTTTCCCGTCCTGATAAATAAACACGTCCTTTATGCTACCGTCCTCTTCCGGTATATAGTAAGCATCCACCTTATAATTATTCGGGGATAACTTCTCTATGACCTCCGGAGAGCTCAACCAATAATCCGTATAATTCACCCGGCAGTAACTGTTACGCCGGATAGTGGTCGGTACGCACTCGCCAATAAATTGGGCTATATAGGCTTTATCGTACGGTTGTAAATTCGGGTTCATACGTTCACAAAGCACCTGCCAACGGCTCATCCCCGGATATTTTTTTTGGTTCGGATGAAGTGATTCATTAAATAACCTAATAATCTCCTGGTCCTCCGCAATCAATTCCTCCCACGTGTAATATTGTTTATCCACGTAAGTATCATTTAGTTCGTCGAACACTTTCTTTGCCTCTGTCCGGTACTTCTTACTTTTGGCGTAAAACCGACCAATACCTAACTGATGTTCGTGTTCCAAACTTCGCTTTTTGGCTCCGTTCAGTGGCTCAGCGTATTTTTCCTGCGAATTTTGCGGGGCACAAAAGCGGACAAACTTAAACACCTTCCCAGCTTCCAGAAAACCCTCTTTCCATTGGCTCATTAAATGATTCTCGACTTCTACCTGTGCCGGGATTCCCCAACCGTTACGCTCTATCAGCCGGAACATATTTCGAAACATATCCACAACCAAATCCACGTCCTTTTTCCGGCTGTAGGAGAATCCGACCACACACTGGCTT